CAAGATGCGAACCCGTTTTTAACCACTTTGCTGTGGGCTCCGGTTTAAATGGGTAGAGCGTCACCCTGTCTATGTTGGGGCGGCTTATTCCGCGGTACCGAAAGTCAACCGGTATGTTAATTCGCACATAGACTGGAAACAGGTTTCCAAAATACCTGATAGTGCTGACCGGCAGCCTTGTATCCGATGAAAAGACAGACTTCCCGTCTGCAAAAAATAAAGGGAGTGAACGGAAATCACATCATCCTGCCCTTAGGTGAGGCAATAAACACCGAACACGAATTCCGACAATTATGGTTACAACAACGTGTATAAAGAAATTGACCAGCAACGGTACGGTAACTGCTGCGGTGTTACCCGAAGGCCCCTTTTCGGCGGGAAGTCAGACTTCCCAAGGGGAAGCTTTCTCGCAGTCCGTTAGCCACCAGTGCCCAGTTAGCGATAGACAGTCGCGGAAATCCTGCGTTTCGGATTTGCTGGGTCTTGGCGCGTCGCCGAGGGGAGGTAGGGCCAGGTCAGACCGACCGTGTGATTGTACCTCACGATTAAATGGTACACGCATTACCTGTGATACTGCCGGTGAAAATGTGGTTTTGAAGGAGTTCCCACAACCTTTAATGAACGAATTGGCACATGAGTTATCATCAAGTCCATCTGATAATCCTTTTTCGGTATTACAAGATATCGTTGAAGATGGTTGTCTCATGCGTCGTCGCCTAGGAGGGAAGGCGAAAACTGTGGTTTCTTGGTTTGAGAAGATGGGTATTTCCAAGATCGCAGATCCCCCGTTGGAGATCGAATGCGGTAAACTTCGTACCGTAGTGCGCAGCTGTTTCCAGCACGTTACTCCCGTGCAGGAACTGAGCTTTAAGACTGTTGCAAAAATTGAAAAGAACTGTTGCAAGAGTTGCCTTCCTCGCTTTGAAAAGAAGCTTGAGGAATGGTCAGCTGCGCGCCTCCTACCCGTCGAGATCGATGACGATCATGTAAGAGCTTTCGAGGAGGCCATTGATCGGAACATTGACGCGGGATGGGACGATCGACGTAAGCCGTTTATCCCGAACGGAAACGCTACTTTAGACTTCCCTCGCAAGTTCGGAGGAAATTGGAATGAAGAAGAGTTTGACGAAGGGTGCAGAAAGGCGCTTGTGTTTTCTTCTGGGAAACCTCGTGTCGTGACTCTTTACTCCGCTGAGAACACGCGGAGACTTGCTCCTCTTCATTACAGTCTTTATAGCAGCTTACAGGAGAAGGGATGGTTGTTGGTTGGTGACCCTACCGACCGGCACGTTCAATCGCTGAATGGCGCTGATTTTCTTTCATTTGATTATCAGTCAGCTACGGACAACATCAAGACGGTGTATGTACGAGCTGCCATTGGCGTATTGAAGAGAAAGGCGACAGCTCTTTCGGAGGAAGAGGACCGAGCATTAGACGTGCTAGGAAATCTGACGATTGAGCAGGGGAAAGGGGCCGATCGACGATCGTACCCCGCTGAGACTGGTCAGCCCATGGGATCGGTCTTATCATTTCCCCTTCTTTGTTTGATCAACAAGACCGTGGTTGATCTCGCAATGAATCGGCTTTTGGTAGGGAAGAAGATTTCGTTTCCCGAGTGGAGTAGACATCGTTGTTTGATCAATGGTGACGATCTACTCACTCGCGAGCCAAGAAAGGATACGAATCTTCGAGGGTTGATTGCCGAAGAGGGAAGCAAGGTCGGACTCGTCGTGAACCAAGAGAAAACCATGGTCTCCGAAAACGATGGAGAAATTAACTCGACGTACTTCTCGAACGGAAAAAAAGAACGGAAGTTCAACGCATCCGCTATATGGATGGATGCTGGTGTGGAAGACGTACTCGGCTTCGCAGCCGATGCTACGACTGACTCTGCGACCTTTCGAAAGGTGGTTAGGGCCAACGCTCATATTCTGGCTAAACAGTCAGATAAGAAGCTTGACCTTATGCCACCGGCTCTCCAGATGGTCTGCCGCAAAGACAAGAAAATAAGGAAGGCCATCACCAGCTTGCCAGAGCGTTCACGGACGTGCGAACAGGGAGTAATTAGTATGGCTGAACGGCCTGAAGGATACGACCTAAATAGCGATGATGAGAATGCTGCAATGATCGATGAAATCGAACGGGTTAGGGAGCGGGGAATAGCGTGGGCTGTTGCAAAGCAGCAAAAACCGCGCTTTAGTACTCGCGCCATACCGAACCTGAGATCTTATCGATCTGTCCTGAAGTTTAAACGGATACCTGGACAGGAACTAATTCCAGCCTGTTATGTCCGTTCTTACCTAGACAAGAAGTGGAAATCGGTGATTGATGAGGATGTGGCGCCCTTATCCATCGAGTTGTTGCCTCCCGGTGACGGTTCGATGATCTCTACCATTGTAGATAATCTCCGTGTGTTTAAAACACGAAAAGCAGTTCAACCTCTTGGAACATGGGAAGCTCATGCTGACTATGTGAGATTGGACTGATCCAACGC